TTTCTGGGAATCATAGCCCTAGCGACTGTCCCAGCAGACGCTTACGAAGACTCTAGGGCAGATCTTTCGTAAGGAGATATAAAATGGCTAACACTACTTTTAACGGTCCCGTACGTTCACCAAACGGTTTTCAACAAATTACGACAAATGTCACTACTGGAACTGTAACTCAGCAACAGTTTGAGCTTCAAACTGTTGCAACTTCTGGCATCAACAATGTTGTTGATACAAACGGTTTTTCAGGAACAGCCACTGCTGTAGGAGTTAATAACGCTAGTTTGGGTACTGGTGCTACCATTTTCGGCATTACTCCTAATGCTCATGGCTCTGGAATTCCAGATGCCTCCATCAACACTTTTGTAAATAAGGTTGGCGGCACTATTGTAACCTCCATTCTTATTGACCTTCATGGTGGCTTTGATGGTTCTGCAACTGGTGACAGGATCATTGGTAATGCAACAGATGCAAACGCTTACATTGCAGAGTTGACTAAAGAAGTTAACGGCATCCCTATTCTTCTTGAGTTTGGTTGCGTAGAAGTACCAACTGGTGGCGACCCAGACATTAACGTAGACATTTCTGCTACAGGAACTACGGCTTCTGGTGCTGCGGTTGCTTCAGGCACTCAAATGATGAACAACGGCGACCTTACCTTGGGTTACTACAACTCTGTTGACTCCGCCGCTACTATGGCTGCGTTGTCTAAGAAGTTTGTGTATCTTGTACAAGGTGCTGCAACAAACGCCGCTTATACAGCAGGTAAAATTTGGATTCGTATTACAGGCATGAACGTAGATTTCAACAATGGCTAACAGTTTAGGCAGGGGGGGAAACCTCCCTGCTTTTTACTCATGTAAAAGGATTCAGGCATGGCTGATGCTGTAACAAAAACTACGGTAGAAGATGGCCCTAAAAAAGCGATATTTTATCTCACGAACACTAGTGATGGAACAGGTGAGGGTGCGGTTCTTAAGGTAGATGTTTCTGGTCTTTCTTCCTTACAGGATGGAACGGCTTGCACGGGAGTTCGTATTAAAAAAATTATCTTTACCACTGTTGGTATGAGTGTAAAACTTCTTTGGGACGCTTCCACGGATGTTATTGCAGCGCAACTTCCAGCAGATTATTCTGATACGTTAGATTACTCCGATATGAGTGGTATTCCTAATGTTGCTGCGTCTGGCGGAAATACGGGTGACATTCAACTTACAACAGTAGGGCATTCTAGTGGAGACACATATTCTATCGTTCTTCATTGTATAAAGCAGTACTAAGTAATAGGAATTAGTTATGGCAACTTCTGGTACGGTTGATTTCAACCTGGACATGGCTGAGATAACAGAAGAAGCCTTTGAGAGATGCGGTCTAGAGTTTCGCACAGGATACGATGCCGCAACTTCTAGGCGATCTTTAAACCTTCTTTTTGCTGAATGGTCAAATAGAGGGTTAAATATGTGGACTGTAGAGCAGATCACACAACCCCTTGCTCGGCTATCCTCTTCTTCTTCTGTCGCAACATATCCAATAGGAGCTGTAACTGCTACGGTGGGTGCTTCTACTAATTTAACTGTAGGGGAAACAATTACAGGGGGTACTAGTGGCGTCACGGCTTCTATCATAAGCAAGCCGTCTTCGACGACTATTACGATAACCCTACCGTCTGGATCATTTACTACTGGAGAAGGTATAACAGGATCTAGCAGTTCTGCGGCTACAACTATTAGCGAAAATCCATCTTTGACGGATATACAATCAACTGTTGATATTCTTGAGGCTGTAGTTCGAAGAAGTTCTTCTGATATTGGAATTACTCGTATAAGCAGAAGTGACTATCTAAATACTCCTGATAAAGATACGCAAGGTCGTCCAACACAGTTCTTTGTTGATCGTCAAATAACTCCTACGGTTACTCTTTGGCCTTCTCCTCAGAACTCTACGGATGAACTTATTTACTACAGGGTTCGTAGGATAGAGGATGCAGATGCTGGTGTTAACACTGCTGATTTACCTTTTCGGTTTTTACCTTGTTTGGTCGCTGGACTAGCCTATTACATAGCTCTTAAAAAATCTCCCGATAGAATTGGTCTTCTTAAAGATATTTATGAAGAAGAGTTTCAAAGAGCCGCGTCTGAGGATGGAGAAAGAACAGCTCTTAGACTAGTTCCAAGCTACTCTTCATTGAGTCTAACCTAATGCCCAGATACGCTTCAGGAAAACATGCTTTAGGTATCTCAGATCGTTCTGGAAGAGCCTACCTGTTAAAAAACATGATTAAAGAATGGAATGGATTCTTTGTGGGCAAGGATGAGTTTGAATCAAAACAGCCTCAATTACAGCCTCGTCGAGTCTTGGCGGATCCTCAAGCGGTTAAGAATAGTAGGCCAGATAGGACGGAGCCCCCCGTAGAAGTTTTACTTCCGTTTAATCCTTTTAGGTCTGGCATAAGTGGTTCTGCTACTATTACAGTTAATGAGCCTGGTCATGGTCGTAGCACTGGGGACGTGGTTCGATTTAGAGAAGTCAAAGATTTTGACGGTTTTACAGATTCTGTTATTGAATCTTCTTCTGGATATACAATAACAGTTATTGAAGGCGATTTGCGTACAAACTTTCAATCTATTTTTTACTCCTTCACGGCTAACAGCGGAACAGCCACTACAGGAAATGTTGCAGGGGGTGGTTCTTTTTCTAGTGCCGGTCCTGTTAACATTACGAAATGAGTTTTTGATATGGCATATACATTTACCACACTAAAAACAGCAATTCAGGACTACACACAAAACACGGAAACAACTTTTGTTAATCAGTTGTCTCGTTTTATTCTTAATGCCGAAGAAAGAATTTTAAAGGAATGCCAGTTAGACGTGTTTCGCAAGTCTTCTCAAGGAACAGCTTCTACTGGAAATTCTTACTTGCAAAAACCCACAGATTTTCTGTCCCAGAATTCGTTAAGTGTAATAAATTCTTCTAGCAAAGAGTTTCTTTTATATAAACAGGCGACAATGCTGCAAGATTACACTCCTAACCCTGCAACTACAGGTGTTCCTAAGTACTATGCCGATTGGGACGAATCTACTTTTCTGTTAGCTCCTACGCCAAATGCTAATTTTACGATGGAGTTACATTATTTTTATCGTCCAGACTCTATAACCACGGTTGCCAGCGGAACAACCTGGTTAGGTGATAATGCTGAACTGGCTTTGCTGTATGGAAGTCTTTTAGAGGCCTACACCTTTATGAAAGGCGAGGCTGATGTTCTCCAGATATATAACGGAAGATTCCAAGAATCTCTTCAATGGTTAAAGAACCTTGGTGAGGGTCTTCAGACGAGGGATCAATATCGTTATGATAGGGTTCGAAGGGATGTTGCTTAATGTCTGGTTCAGTTAGTTCAAGTGAACTGGGAAACGCTTTAGTATTCACAAGTAACAATGGGGGTCACTCCCCCGAAGATGTGGCGGAGATGGCTTTAAACAAGATAATGATGGTTTCGGACAGTGCTCCTCCCGTCATACGGGATCAGGCTTATGCTCACAGACAGAGTTTGAAAGAAATATTGATATATTATATGAATAAGATGTGTCAAAGCGAGAGAACGACGATCTGGGCTTTGATGAAACAACAAGGTCATGAAGACATGGCAGAAATAATAAGGAGGCTGTAATGGCTGTAGGAACATCTGGTATTTGCGGTACGTACAAAAAAGAGATAAATGCAGGAATTCATTTTTGGACAACGCACTCTCGTGGAGACGGTAGTTCCATAGCAGCGGATACATTTAAGTTGGCTATGTTTACCAATAGTTCTTCTATTTCTGTAGATACAACAGGGTACACCACAGGTAACGAAGTTAGTGGAACTAACTACACTGCGGGAGGGGCTTCTATTGCAAGTGCTACTATTGGTCTTGGAGATAACAGTAGTGCAGTCCCAACCGCTTTTATTGATATGGCGGACGTAACTTTTTCAACGGCTACTATTAGCAGTGCGCGAGGAGCTTTGATATACAACTTCACTTTAACTAATGCAGGGACGGCTGGGGACACTACTCATGCGGCCAAACCTTCTGTTTGTGTGATTAACTTTGGAGCAGACAAATCATCCAGTGCAGGAGATTTTACGATTACCATGCCAGCAAATGACGCTAACAACGCATTGATTAGGATTGCTTAATGGCTGACAACCCTAATCTTGGCGGATGGGGAAGAAGTGCCTGGAACACAGGTGCGTGGAACACCCCGTTTACTGTTGAGGTCACGGGAGTTTCTGCGGCTACCGCTGTTGGTAGCATACAGGTAGATATAACGGTTCCGGTCACGGGAGTTTCTGCGGCTACTGCTGTAGGTAGTGTGCAGGTAGATATAACGGTTCCGGTCACGGGAGTTTCTGCGGCTACTGCTGTAGGAACAGCAGTTGCAACGGGTTTAGCCAACGTCCCGCTTACAGGTGTTTCTGCTGTTAGTACGGCGGGTAACGTACAGATAGATATAACGGTCCCAGTTACAGGAGTAGAGGCCGCAACCGCTGTAGGACGGGTTCTTATATGGGAAGAAATTAATCCGGGTCAAATAGCTGGATGGAACCCAATAACCTACACACAAGCACCTAATTGGACTAAGATAGCGGCATAGGAATAAAATAATGGCATCATCATATACAACTAGCTTTGGTATTGAAAAGATAGGCTCTGGAGAACAATCTGGAGCTTGGGGCGATACCACTAACCACAACATAGACATCCTAGATCGAATTGCTTCGTATAAGTCAGTAGGTCTTTCTGGGTCCACTCATACCTTAACTGTTCGAGAAGCTTCTCCTGGATCAGGTACGGAAAACCTTCAGGATGGTATGTACCGTGTGATTAAGTTCACAGGAGCCCTTGGTGCAAACAACACGGTAACTGTAGCTCCGAATACAACATCAGCGTTTTTTATAATTATTAACGCAACAACAGATTCAGGTTCTAGTGGTCCTTATTCCGTAATTCTCACACAGGGATCTGGTGCAAACATAACCGTTGCAAACGGAAAGTCCGCTATTGTTTATATGGACGGAGCAGGTTCTGGTGCAGCGGTTATTGATGCTATTTCTGATTTACAGTTAGCTACAATAACAGCCTCTGGTGATGTGACGGCAAGCGGCACGTTAAATGTTCTAGGTGATACTGCTGCTGGAGATGATGCGGCCATCGGCTACACCTCCGCAGAAGGGTTAATTCTCACAGGCCAAGGCAGCACCAACGACGTAACAATTAAAAACGATGCTGATGCGGACGTTTTAGAAATCCCTACTGGAACAACAAATGTTACAATTGTTGGCAACTGTTCTGCGGGAACCTTAACAGTTGGCTCTGGGTCTATTACAGATAGCTCTGGTGCTATTGATTTCGGTAACGAGAATTTAGTAACGACAGGCACACTCGGTGGCGGTGCAGGTACAGTGACCAGCCTTGACGCTGGCTCTGGTGTTATTAAAACTACTGGAACCATTGAACTAGGTCATGCTACGGACACTACTCTTAGTAGGTCGGCGGCGGGGTTTTTAGCTGTTGAAGGCAATGATGTGTTGATGGCGTCTGTGGACGATGTTTTGACCGCAGGATTTTCATCAACTGCCGACGACGATGGGACGAAATCAAGTGGCACATACACACCAGCAACGGCTGGGGGTAATTACAAGACCATTGTAGGAGGTGGCGCATTTACTCTAGCACCTCAGACTACTGTCTCTACTATCGTGATCCAACTTACTAACAACGCTAGTGCTGGAACGATAACGACGAGTGGTTTTGACAAAGTGAGTGGCGATGCGTTGACGACGACAAACGGCAACGACTTCATGCTTTATCTTTGTGTGATCGGGGGATTTCAGCACCTTCATGTGGAAGCTCTACAATGACTTTATTGCCAGTTTTTTCTCCCTCAACTGCGGGTGGAGCTACCATTGAAAACACTGATGATAGTTTTACAACCACAAGTACGCTAACGCCATCGTTTTCAAATCAAGCAATGGGAACGGCCTCGTCAGACCGTATTATAGTTGCAACCGCAGCTGGTTTTTACAGCAGCGGCATGACTTGTGGCAGCTATAGTATCGCAGGAGAAACAGGTACAGAGCGGTTAGACGGAAGTGGCGGTGGAAATCGGCCTGTGATGTTTTCTGCTCCTGTGTCTAGTGGAACAACAGGCACTATGGCCCCAACTTGGGTAGGCACACCGACAAGTTACGATACTTCTATTGGAATATGGGCGATTAAAGGTTCTGGTGCTAACCCTACCGATACGGGCGTTGCCTACGTTGCAGCGGGGGCAAGTACGTTGCTATCTGTAACAGTAGACGTACCTGCGGGTGGTGTAGTGGTTGCATACGCTGTTTGTTTTAATGTTGCTGGAACACCTAACAGTTTTGTAGGAGTAGACGAAGATTTTGTAACTGCTACCGCTGGAACGGATGGACAAACATTTCACGCTGGCGGGTCAAAAGCATACGCCGCATCTCAAACTGACTTAGACATAACGCTTGCCAATACAGGAACGCCGGAACGTGCTTTGTCAGTTGCTGTCTGGGGTCCAGCAGCATGATGAACAGAATTGCTTATAATCGTGATAAGGGGCTAGTTATAATTTCCAAATGCGCTTCCATGTCGTGCGAAGCTGCGGTGTCAAATTGGACGTTCACAGGCGAAGCAAAAACCTTCTTCGGACTGATTCGCCATCCGATAGACCGCTGGGTGTCAGGCATCGTTCAATATTACGGTTCGCTAAGTGAAGAGCATGATGGTGGCGACAGTTTCCGAAAGCGTTTAGTTGATAAAAAAGACATTAGCTGGTTTGTAGACAAAGGCATCCATGACATCCACACAGAGCCGCAGATATGGCACTGGCAAGATATTCCAGCACCCCAGCGGAAGCTCTTTAAATTTGAAGACGGTGTTTCAGCTTTAAGTTCTGCGCTTAAACTTAATTTCTCACACGCACACAAACTTATAGACCCAAACAAAATTAAGATGCGCCAACAAGTTAAGAAAATTATACAAGAAAATACAATGTATAAGAATAAATTATTAAAGCAGTATTCGGCTGATTTGGATTTGTGGGCCTCAATATAAGGAAAGATTATGGATTATTTATACAAAAAAGCTGACGGTTCTGCGACAAAACAAGGCAAAACCGTTACCCGCCTTCAGTTGCCAGAGCAAACCGGAGGGGATATGGTTTTCCCCGGCGACCAACGCCCGGTAGATTTAGGTGACTATGTCCTTGTAAAAGCCGTTGAGGTAACAGAGTCCTTGTCAGACAGCACAAAACGAGGACCAACCACCGTTGCCATAGACACCGATGCGGTTACTGTTACGGTAACGGAAACGGCTGTAGATAAAGACGCAGACGATTTAGCAACCGATGTTTCTGCGGCTAGAGTTTCAGGATATGGTCTTGTACGAGACCAGCTAGACGAGATTTATTGGGACAGTGTCAACTCTACAACTATCTGGAAAGACAAGATTGCAGCCGTCAAAAAAGCAAACCCGAAGGCCTAGGAATTTAAATGTATTACGGAAATAAAAAACCAAATACGAACATGACGGCGGCTGAGTATCTCATGTCTATGTCTCCCCGCAGTTATAAGAGTTTAGCAGAGCAGGGCAGAAACGGCGACACCATCCTCGCGCACATTAACCCAAGAGAAGCAAATCTTCTGAAAAATCTGGGCGGTTCTGGTTCTGTAAACCCTAACACGGGGCTGAGAGAATTTTACGACGTTTCTGGGCCGGATGCCATGGGTAGTGGCCGTGGTGAAATGGCTGGAGGACCGTCTGTTTCAGGAGGTGACGGTAGAAATAAAGCTATGGCGGATTCTACGTTTGCCGACTTTATTTCAAAAGGTATAGACAAGGCGGAGTCAGATAATTCCTACGGTATTTCCAACCTTGGAAGTTCACTTCTTGAAACTTTAGTTAGTTTTTTAAGTGCCGGTACTGTCAACCCAGACTTTGATGGGAAAAGTCTTATCGGAAGAAATTCCCAGCAACCCGGTGTCAATTTTGGTATTCCAGGTCTTTTTGGCCTTGGTCCAGGCATTGATGTTAATGCTCAAGGATTTGATGTAACTCCGGGGGCGGTTGCTGATTTTGTAACCGATACTCCAGAGGAGAGAGGATCAATGCTGTCTGATACCACGGGTAAAATTAGCGGGTTACTCGGCGGTATACCCAGTTTAGGTATACCCGGTCTCAATTTACCCTTTGCAGCCGGAGATCCGCCAATTAATCAACCTGGCCGCGTCGCCATAGGAACGGGTCGATAATAATGGCACAGGAAACAAAAAAGACGGCTGAATACCCAAGGGATTAGGAAGTTAAATGCCTTTGTCAAAGATACAGTTCCGACCGGGGGTTAATCGAGAGACTACGTCTTACGGTGACGAGAACGGGTGGTTTAACTCGGATTTAATTCGTTTCCGCAAAGGTCGCCCTGAAAAGATGGGTGGTTGGTCTCGTCTAAGTAGTAATACTATAGAAGGGACGGGGCGGTCCTTACACGTCTGGGCCGCTTTGGACGGTTCCAAGTTCATGGGCCTTGGAACGGAAGCCAAGTTTTATATCGAAGAAGGCGGCGGCTATAGCGATATTACACCAATAAGGTCTACCGCCACCCTTGGATCAAACCCCTTAAAAACAGGTGCTGTTGTTACTGGTGCTACAGTAGTAACCGTAACAGCGATAGCGCACGGAGCAGTAACAAACGATTTCGTTACCTTTAGTGGTGCGACTGCAACGGACGGTATAACCACGGCTCAACTAAACATTGAGCATCAGGTAACCGTTGTTGACTCTAATAGTTACCTGATTACAACAACAGGTACGGCTTCTTCTGGAGATACTGCGGGTGGTGGTTCCGCTGTTATTGCTAACGATCAAATCACCCCGGGCCTTAATACAGTTGTAAGTGGAACCGGTTTTGGTGCGGGTCTTTGGTGTGGTCAGACAACAGGGTATTCTCAGACGACCCTTACCGACAGCGGCGGTATAAACGACAGCGTTACGTCTTTCACATTAACAAGTGCCACTAGTTTTGAAACAGCTTCTACTACAACGAGCGCGGACCTTACAATCATCAGTTCGTCCGTTCCAGTAGCAAGCTCTAGTGGATTTCCAGCTAAGGGAACTCTCTTAATAGGAAGTGAAAAGATACGATACGGCACTAATGTAGGTAACGTATTTGGTGATTTAACTCGCGCGGATGACGGAACAACTGCGGCTACGTCCTCTAGTGGTGGCGCGGTAACCTTTGTGGGCCTGATGTTAATAGGCAGCGAATTAATTCAATACACAGGAAAATCAACACACCTCATCAACGCAGGGGTCGTTAGAGGTGTTCGTGGAACAACGGCAGCGGCTCATAGCGACGGAGCTACTGTTAAGGAAGCAAACGATTTTGTAGGGTGGGGAGAATCCTCCAGCACGGCGGCTCAATCAGGATCTAATATTCGCCTGTACAGTCAAGACAACTGGGGTGAAGACTTGCTTCTGAATGTATATGACGGAACTCCGTACTACTGGGATAAGACACTGGGCCTTGGTTCACGGGCCACGGACCTTGCCTCTCAGCCCGGAGCTTCGGATGCGCCGGTAATAACCCGCAGGATTATGGTTTCAGGTGCGGATCGGCACGTAGTTTGTTTTGGTTGCAACCCTCTAGGTGAAACTGCTCAAGACTTGTTGATGGTTCGTTGGTCAGATCAAGAAGACCCTGCTGATTGGACACCTACTGCAACGAACACGGCGGGATCTCAGCGCATATCTTCTGGTTCAGAGATTATATCCGCGCAGAAGACTCGGCAGGAGATGCTTATCTGGACGGATACGGCACTTCATGCCATGCGGTTTACAGGGCCTCCGTTCACTTTTGGTTTCAGTATGCTGGCGAACAACGTGTCCATAATTGGACCAAACGCTGTAACAACGGTGGGCGACAAGGTCTTTTGGATGGATCGAGAGAACTTCTACGTTTACACGGGCCGCGTTCAGACTATTCCCTGCACTCTTCTTCGTTACGTGTTTGACGACATTAACTTGGAACAGAGTTTTAAATGTTTCGCAGCTTCCAACAAGATGTTTGACGAGATCTTCTGGTTTTATCCTACTGCGGATTCTACGGAAATAGATCGGTACGTTAAGTTCAACTTTACAGAGAACACTTGGGATTTGGGAACTTTGTCCAGAACTGCTTGGGTAGACTATGGCGTTCACGACAATCCAAGAGCCTCTGGAATTGCTAACAGCACCAACTTTGTTTACATCCATGAAACAGGCGACGATGACGACGGTTCTGCCATGACTTCGTTTATTGAGTCCGCTGACTTTGATCTTGGGGACGGCGAACAGTTTATGTTTGTAAGTCGTTTAATTCCAGATATTGATATTACAAGTACCAGTTCCAGTGCCTCGGTAGATTACATATTGAAAACCCGCAACTACCCAGGAGATAGTCTGGCTACTAATTCTACTAACGCCGTAACGGCAAGCACTCAACAGTCTTTTCTTAGAAGCCGGTCAAGACAGGCCGCTTTGCGGATTGAGAGTTCTACAACTAACGTAACATGGACGCTGGGTGATCTTCGCCTTGATATTCGTCCTGATGGTAGGCGTTAATGTCTAGTTTGCTCGATCACAGTATGCCAATGGCTCCTGATGAGTACGATGCAGACACGTTTGTCCGCATTTTGCGTGATCTTGAGATGGCTCTTACAAAGATAGACTTCCCCGCTGTTGTTAGTGGGCAAGATGACACCAATGGTTTGAACTGGTTCATGGACTGATGGCTTCCGCGTACAAAAACATAGTAACGACGGTTGGTTCTACAGGTGATGTAGTTGTCTATACATGCCCAGCGGCTACACAAGCTCTTGTAAAGAACATTAACTTATATAATAGCCATACGGCGTCGATAGTGGTATTCTGCAAGATAGCCGACAGCTCCGCTTCGGCAACGGTATTTTTGCAGAAGATAACTTTGGCTACGTTGGCCTCTTCTTCTGCTACCGCAGACGTGTCATTTACAGGTCCTTTTGTATTAGAAACGGGTGACACACTCATATTTAACTGCGCTACCGCAGCAAAGATTCAAGTCTTTGCTAATGTTTTGGAGCTTTCCTGATGAGAGACAATTCTTTTAAATATTCTGGTGAACCTACAGCAGAATCGTTAGCTAGTGGCCTAGCCACTCTTGGTCGTTATGGTGACGACTACATGGTTCATGCTGCAGAAGGTGAGACTTTTGTTCCCAAAGAGATTTTAGAAGCTAATCCAGAGTTAAAAGAAAACTTGTTTAAGCAAATGACGATGATGGGTATTGAAAACCCAAATCGTTACGTTGTCGGCAATGAGTTTAACTCTATTAATCCTATAACAGGTCAGCCTGAGTTCTTCTTCAAAAAAATATTTAAGGCCGTTAAGAAGGTCGCTAAGAAAATTCTACCCGTTGCGGCTCCAATTATAGGCAATCTTATTGCACCGGGTATTGGAGGAATACTAGCATCAGGACTGACCTCTAAATTGACAGGCGGATCATGGGGAGATGCCGCTAAATCTATGGCTCTTAGTTATGGAGCAGGTGCTATTGGTCGAGGTCTTACAGGTGGTTTTAGCTATGACGCGACTCCTGGAAGTGGTTTAGCATTTAGCGGATCTGGTTTTGGAACAGGGTTACAGGAAGGTCTTACACAGCCGTTCTCTGCCTTCGGAAACCTTGCTTCTTCTGGTGCATCTAACCCTTTAGCTCAAGGTATTTTCGGTCCTAGAGCGTTGGCAGTACCGGGTGTATTTAGTGGTCTTGCAAATACTGATTTTGCTAAACAACCTTTTGGTGGTGGTGACGGCATTATGAGTAAGGTGTTCCCAAATTATAGTTCTACTCCTGTCACCCCCAATTTTTTAGGAGGTGACGGTAGAAATAAAGCTGTTGCAAGTGTTGCAGGAGAGACAACTAAAGAGGCAACTAAAGAGGCAACAGAAGAAGGGTTTTTTAATCAACTTGGGCAGTTTGTATCAGGCGATAGATTAGAGGGAATTCCTGCAACTTTAGCTG